TCAACAAAAACTTCAAAGTGGTTTAAGTATACTAAAGTACCAATGAATATACCTACGCAAGCTAGGAATATTATATCTAACACTGTCCTAATGGACGTATCGGGAACAAGTTTCTTTAAGATTCCAGGCCTGCTAAGCAGGGCTATGTCAGATATTGTTGCTGATGGAAAGTATGCTCAGCTTGCAAGAAAGTATGGAATAGAGATGACTACTTTTTCTTCTGAAGAATTAGTAACTATGGATAGGGAGCTTAATAAGTTAAAGGCTGAGGATAAAAGTTGGAGTGGAATGTGGGCGAGATCCAAGATATTCTTTCATGACTATCTAGATGTAGGTGGCAGGGCATATGCAAAGACTGAGGTGATGTTTAAGATTGCCAAGATGATTGACTTTATGGAGAATCATGGCAAGAGTGAGGGGGAGGCTGCACGATTAGCTAACGAAGCATTGCTTGACTACGGTAATGTATCACAAGGTATAAGGGTTATAAGATCTCTTCCCTTTGGTTCGCCATTCATAACGTTCAACCTAAAGGCAGGGGCTCAGATGATTCGCAACATACGCAATCATCCTATTGCTGTTGCTAAGTATGCAGCTATACCATATCTAGTAGCGCAGATGTTGCTCGATCAGAATGATGATATAGAAGAAGAAGATATTCCAGCGATGAAAGAGTTGGTTGCTGACTACATGTCCAAGAACCTCACCACTATGGTGATGCCTTGGAAAGATTCAGAAGGAAGACTTAGAGTATTTGATATGGGATACTTCTTACCGTGGGGTGCTCACTTAAATCTTGGTAAGAATCTTTGGGATGGGGAGTTTGGCGAGGCTATGAAGCAGCCAGGTTTCTTTGGTGGACCCTTCCAAGCAATACCTGGGCTGATGAGTAACAAAGATCCATTTACTGGATATGAAATTTGGAATGAGGCTGATCCACCTAGGCAGAGATATGAAGATATGCTTGGGTTCATTGCAAGTTATGCTTTACCACCTATGATAATGCCAAGAAATAAATCAGGTGATGTTATAGGTAATGGTGGTCAGTTAATTAAGACTATGATGTATGCTGATTGGATAGACGGCAACATAGATAAGGATGGACTACCAAAGAATACCTTTGGGACTACCGCTTTATCCTGGTTGGGTGTTAACACTCAGCCCCTTACTGCTAAGACAGCTCAACGTAAGATATACTTTAAAGGTAAGGAAGTTAAGGCTGTAATGAATAGGTTAAGAAAACTAATTGATGATCCCAATGTAACACCAGAGAAAAGAAAACAATTAATCAATGAATACAGGGCTCATGCTATGAATATAATGAAGGAGCTTCAGGAATTACAGACAGCTTATGGAAAAGTAAGTGATGCCTTATGATTATGTAGAGGTAGAGTGGTTGGATATAGTGTCTACTGCGGGGTGGGAAAAGTCTGAGGATACAAAGCTAGCAGTCTTCTGGTCGTATGGTTATTTAATTAACCATGATAGTGAAGAGGTTAGAGTAGCAGTTTGTAAGGATGAGGAGGGGGAGTGGTTTGGGTTAACTGTTATACCAATTGGTTGTGTTAAAAAAATAACACCATTAGTAAAGAGCAGTTTATAGTCATGCTCAGGACTTGTGTTAAATGAATATCATAATAAGACAAGCTGAGAAAAAGATATAGCTCATGTACCACACTGTTATAAAGACTATATCTTTGAACATCTTGTGTTCCATTTCTGTATAGCTAGATCCTTTTGTGATTCTATCTTTGGATGAAAGCTAAAGAATAAAGAGCACTTGGAACATCCTACTAAGAACTTTCCAAGCGTAGCTTTTAGACCACAAAAAGGACATGGCTTCATGAGTAATCCCTCAGTAGTTTGCGCTGTGTTACAGCATGCATGTCATCGTAGTAACCCTCCCCGTCTAGTCCGTTTAAATTTACAATGCCTCTCCACCAGTTATACTCAGTATCTCTACACCAGTTCTCTGAGTAACTCGGATGAGAAAAGCATCCCGCGCTTAGTCCAAAGATCTTCTGACCATCTGGACGTGTCTGCTCTGCATGATTATACAAGTGAGAATGTCCTTGCACCGCTGAGCAGTGCAGTTTAGAAACTAATTGATGACCAATATGTGAAGAACTTATTGGCCTCCCCGCCACCCCTGATGTAAAGTAATGTGAGAAGTTAATACCACCTATAGATAAGTTTCCTTTAAATGGTGTGATCTTCCATCCATTCTTTTCATACTGTAGATCCTTCATTGAGATAGCGCCATCTAATTCAGGTGCTGAGTTAACTGCCCTATCTATTCTATCTTCATGATTACCAAGACACATGTGAAGTTTAGGTTTGTATTGTTTCTCCTTCCTTTTTCTTTTTGATTCATTAAGTTTCTTTATAGGAGCAAAGAGTTTCTCTTGTGCATCCAACACTGAGTCAACATCCTTGCTGTATCTCCTTCCCTCAAATCCTTTAGTACCTTTATCATATGAAGAGAGGCTTGGCATATCGCCAAAGTCTCCCAAGCATACGATTATACTAGGCTGTTTAGCTACTATGTAATTACCTAGAGCAGTGAACCTGTCATTGTCATATTCAGGTGCAGCATGACAGTCAGGTATTACTAATAGATTCTTGTTACCCTTCATTTTTTATCTCCTTTTTCTGTACAACAATCTCAATTGAACTCTCTGTATTAGGGGTTAAAGTTTGATCGAACTCTCCTTGGAAGTGTTTGAATACTTCTGGATTCCTATAGAAATCATTTACTAATGTGACCCTCTCTATGTTAATATTAGATGAGAACTTAATCAGTAAATCAAGTACATTTATTGAAACCGGAGACCAGCTATTCTCTTTGTGGATTGTAAATGTATGTTTATGTTCCAAGCTCCAACGGCTAGGGAAAACACCACCTTCATATATGTCTTCATCTGGAACTGTAATGATGAGAAATCCCCCAGGTTTTACAATCCTGATCCAGTTATACAACGCTTCTTGAGGGCTGTTGATATGCTCAAGGCAGTGGCTAGAGGATAGAAAATCATAGGTATCATCTTCTATTCCATCCATGAACTGGGCATCGCCATCTCCCTTGTCTATATCCCAAGTTTTAGCGGACATCATTAAAGGAAAAACTCTTACGTACTGGCCTAGTGGATCAATCGCTCCGCCTATATCTATACCATTACCTATCAAGTATCTAGTATGAAAAGAGCCATCATTAAATCTCCGCTTGGCTGCTTTACTTTGTTCATTCATATTTAATTACCATTATTGTTGTGAGGAAATTGCTCTACGCTACCCCCCTACCATAGAGCAATTTTCCACTGTTATTTACTCTTTGATTTCAATGACTTACGAATGCGTTTTTTAGGTTTGACAAAGGTAGATAGGCCATATGGGGAGTCCCCTTTTACAGCCGCCTTCAGCTCTCTACTCATCATTCTCTTGGCATCTAACTGATCTCTATATAGTAGCTCAAACTGCATAGCGTTCCATACTGGAGAGCATAGATCCATGTTGTCTGCCGCTGTCATAACAATCTGGTTTCTGGTGAATTCATTTCTTGCTACTTTCTTCCAATGAGCTAATGACTTCTTGTATTCTGCTGTCGTCATCTCGTCATCATCATAGAAGGGTTTCATATTCCACATACTCCACTAAGACATTGTTCTTCTGAGTTATCCTCATAGATTACACCACGTTTAGCATGAGCTTCCTCATATGGTACGGCTGTAATAGGTTGCCCACCCCTTGCTCCATCAGGATACACGGTCAGACCGCGTAATCCATGAGCATACTTAGCAATAAGAGTAGCATATTTATCAATAGTATGTTCTCCATTTAGTTCTGTCCCCCATGCAGGTAAGTTAATAGTGCTACTGATAGCGTGATCTACATATTTCTGTAACTCAAACTGGAACTTTATCCTACGCTCTACATCCTCCGCTAAATCTATAGATGATTCAATTTGATCTGGCTTAATGCCCTGTTCAATCAATGCCTCGGCTGTACCGTCAATGACAAACTTATACTTCCATCTTGTTCCATCCGTAAGGTAGCGTCTGCGGTATGCCACGGCGTAGATTGGCTCCACTCCAGAGGTTGTTCCCGCGAGAATGCTAATAGTCCCTGTTGGAGCGATTGCTCTGTAGCCTTTAGGACTGTTGAGAAAAAGTCTGTTGCAATGAGCGTCAGCGGATCGTTTGCTTTCTCGTTCATACTCCTTCATCCATTGTTTAAGTTCATCTGTCATCTCGTACTTATAGTTTCTCTTGAGTAACCACTCATGCATTCCCATAAGCCCAAGCCCTATGCGACTGTTCTGCATTCGTACCTTAGCTACCTTTTCATATGGAAGCTGTGCTCTAATTAAACCACATACTAAGAACTTAGACGCAAGAGAAACGACTTCTTTAAACTCTTGTATCGTTTTGATATTAGCAAGATTGACACTTCCCAGGTTGCACACATCACTATCATCTTCGCTTGTAATTTCTGTACAAGCATTTCGTAACGTTTCATTTTGTTTATCTCCAAAGTTAAAGGAGAACCCAGGCTCTCCGGTCATCATAGCTTGCCTAACATTATCTTTAAACGTTTGATTCATTGGATCCTTAAGCCAAGCGTCATCATAATTTAAAGATACATTCATCATGTCCAATGGAGCAGGCCAGTTGAAGTCAAGCTTCTTTAGCTCAGCTAGGTTGGTGTCTCCTATCTTATGGTCATGCCAGTTCTTAGCCTTGAGTAATGTATGGGCATCTTCATGCTGCCAGTTCATGCTACCATAGAGAGCAGACCTACGGCTACCACCTTGCATTACATTCCTACC